CTGTGCCATTCTCTAGGCTGGTATTTATCACCTGACCTTGCTGGCCATAATAGGCAATAGAAGTCGAATCCTCGGCGGTCTTTGTTTGATTGTTTTTGTAAGTCAACGTGACTTTGTTTCGGATATTGCCTATTCGGTTCAAGGTTCTAATTCCTGCCGCTAATGCATCATTAGCGCTTAATTCGGTAAAACCATTGGTTGCTAAATAAGTCGATCGATGGGTGCTATCTGCATAGCAGATTTGACCTTGAGCATTCTCATAAATATAACCAAGCCCAGAGCTTGCCAAAGATGCGACTAAAGAATAGGCATCCGTAGTCGATGCATTACGCTCATGCAGCTCATAATCACCTGGCTGGTCAATTTCACCTAAACCAGTATTTTCAGCATTAGCCCAAGTGGTAGTGGCATTGTAGGTAGCCCAAGTAACCGCTGGCGCTACACCATTCCAGTCATCATAAAGTAGGCCTTCTAAAACCGCATAAATTTGGTCACCATCAAAATCTTTAGCCAAAGCATCACTAAATAGCGCTTTTGGTAACTTTGATAAAGCACCAAGCGCGGTAATTCTAAATGATTGAGTAATAGTTACTCGACCACCTGCGGTAACTACCTGTTCAATATCGGTTACAAACCCACCAAAGACATTTACATAAACATCACTTGAATCTTTAACCGATATTGTTACCTGGTCGTTGGGATGAATATCTACATATTCCTCATCAAAGTTAATAACTTCAAAACTTGCATATCCTGCTTGCGGCTGCTGATAAATATCTGTGCGACCAGATGTGATAGTCATATTAGCCAAAGTCACATTGGCAAATTCACCTGATCCGTTTAGGGTCAATTTCCAATCTGGTGTCCAAGCGGTCATACTGCGTAGAGCGCGGATGCTCCGCCTGAGCCTCGAGTATAAGAACTATTTAATACATCTACGATTGCTCTAGCTGCACCTTCAGGATCACCAGCTACACCAATATTGATTGTGTTATTAATGGTCGGGCGGTCTGCTTCCTCGCCAGCTCTAAAACTACCGACATCAAACCTTGAACCGATGCCAATACTTGCAGTTGCTGCTGAAGCGGCTGCGGTTGCAACACCAGTTGTACGCGGTGCGCTTCCTCCGCCACCTGCCGATGCTCCAGAGCCGCTTGGTGCGGTAAATGTTGGGATGCTAGGCGCTTTTGTATTGCCACCACTAATCGATGGCACATTTATCTTTGGAGCGCTAATATTGCCAATGGTTGGGATATTTGGTAAAACTGGAATTGCATTATATGCCTTGATAAGTACATTGATTGCGCTGATTGCACCATTGACTACTGTGGTTATACCACCAGCTATTCGACCCAAAATATCAATCACGCCACCAGCAACTGCCGATACAACTTTTAACGCGGCCACAAAAGATACTCCGATGATTGGTAATACATAAGTTTGTATCAATTCACCAAATGCTTGAAACGATTTCTTATTGCGTTCAATGGCATCTGCTATTGGTTTGAAAATCTCTAAGAATTTACCAATATTGGGGATGATTTGATTTACGACAATATCTACAAATTTTTCTAATATTGGGATAATCTTATAGCCGATATTCTCTTGAAATTCTGCGAATGCTTGCTTTAGACGATCGATGCGGCCTTGATAAGTTTCGGCTGCTGCCGCTGCTGCGCCGCTAAAGTTTTTAGTAAGCATCGCTTGGACATCGGCAAATGACTTACCTTTGATTTCAGCGCTTGAGAAGCCAAGCCCTAATCTTGATAAAGCGGTAGTCTGGCCATCATAAGCTTTGCCTAATGCATTGGCGACATTTTCAAGCGGAATACCGCGAGCTTTTGAAATATCTAATGCCAGGCTTAGTAAATCTTGTGCCTTTGTAACTGAATTGGTCGAGAGCGCCAAACGGCCTAGCGCATCTCTCAAATCTGTATCTGCAACACCAGTAGCCAACTGCATCTTGGTGATGTAGTCCTCTGTGGCGGAAATTTGCTTTTCAGTTGCCCCAGTTGCAGCTTGTAAAGCTTGCGCTAAACGCTTCTGTGCTGCTTCATCCTCGATTGCGGCTTTAACGCCATCAACTGCTAATTTGCCAGCATAAGCGGCTGCGGCGGCTGCGGCAGCTGCAAATGCGGCAGCTGCGGCCTTGCCAAACTTTTCAACAGATGCACCAAAACCAGATACATCTTTCTCACCTTGATTAAGTTGTTTATTTAACTTATCAACATCTGCAAGGATTTTGAGCGTTAGCGTACGAGTATCTTTAGCCATTACTTAGCCCAATCCTCTATAATGTTATCAAATGCTTTTTGCCATTCCGACACGATATAAGGCTGAATTTGGCGCAGAGTTGGATAAATAAAATAACCTGTGCCGCCCTTACCTGTGCGACCTGAATATGCTGGAAACTGCTTGAAGCGCTTTGATCCAAATTCTAAGCCAGGCCATAATTCTTTTGTGTTACCACCACCAGATAAGCGCTGACTTGCAAAGCCATATTTCAATTCACCAATAACCGATGTCTTTGATACTTTAACGCCATTTACCAAACGCTGAATAGCGCCAGCCGATTTAGTGCGACCATAACCTGCTTGCTTAATTCGATCTGCGGTATAACTAGCCAAAGAGTTAGATACCTTTTTGGCTTGCTCTTTAGCGTTATCGCCCATTACATTGAAAGCTTTAATTGCGTTGCGGAGTTCAGATTTATCGAACGCCATTGCGGTTTCGTTCATCCTGCTCCTTTAATAACTCAACTGCGGTTAAGACATCCTCTGCGGTTTCCCAGTATTGCATCGGTATGCCAGTTGCAATAGCTAGTTGAACCAGTATTCGGCTTACTGATCCGATTGGATGGCTTTTGGGTCATCATCACCGACTAATACATCGGCAACTGTTTCCATCCAGACTTCATAGGCTTTGACTGGCTTACCAGCTGCTTCGCGCTTCATAGCGTTATATGCTAAAAACATGAGATCGGATATACCGATACCATCTTTGGCTTGAGCAATGGTCTTTCCAGTTTTAACTTCCCATTTAGCCCACTCGGGTGGAGCGGCCACATAAGTAGCCTGCTCCCCCGAGTTATATTCGATTGTGATTGGTAATTTCATGCTCTCGTTTTCCTATTCTTAACTAAATGTTTCGGTTGGTGTTCCAACGACTAACATTGACCAGCTATCTGTCTGCGCTCCTGGAGCTGCTCCACCTGCGCTTGGAAATACTGGAAGTACATTGAATGCAAATACTGCGCCAGTTGCAGCAGTTAATGAAACTGCAAGGGTTGTATTTGGTGCTGATTCTGCTGCTGACCACATTGCCTCGAATAGAGATGAAGCTACGCCCCAGTCAGATAGAAGCTCAAGGTTTAGTGTCCATTGATCATCTGTGTGCTTGTATGCCTTGCCATCTAGTGTCTGATAGACATCGATAGTCGGGCTGTTTGAAAGTATCGCGCTAGTGGTCTGTGCATCGTAGTTGGTGCTAGCGATGGTCAGAGTAATATCGCGACCCGTAATTACGGATGTTGGCATTTATGCTCCTTTTACGATTGCGTGTAGTGCTTACTAACGCGGATATCTGAAACTAGCATTGTGCTAGCCCCAATTTCAGTAACTGCTGGTCGTTCTACGACATCGACTTCCCATCCAGCAGGAATGGCCTGGATAACGGAAATAATTAACTGCTCTAGGTTATCTAATGAACCAGGATTTGAGTTATATGCAACTATGCAGGAAATCGTGAGATTTACTTTGCAATGAAAACTTGTTTTACCGATTGTGTCGAATTCTAAATAAGGCGCATCTGGTACTAATACCACTGCTGGCGGAATGATTGCCTCTGGTACATGATTATAGACATTGGCAGCGACACCAGCTAATGCGGTTGCAAGCGCGCCTCTAACATCGGCAGAGATTGTGGTTGGCATTATTGAGCCAGCGTTTCTACATCCAAATATGGACCAAGTAAGCCCACGCATTTGTTGAATAAACTTCTACCCATACGGAATGGTGTGCTGGCGAAATCTACGCCTTCGATCTGGCCGCCGGGGGCTACTCGGCTCTGAAAAATCTCAACTGAAACTGTTAAAACCGCAGCTTCTACGGATGAATTGCCAACATAAGTTGATGCGCCAGATAATTTGGCTTTGCCGCTTGGAATTACATTGGCTTCCTCGACATCTGCATTAGTAATATTGCAGGTGAATGTATAAAGCCCTAAGCCATCCTCATTGATTGTTCGAGTACCATTAAACGGCGAACCACATCCAGTAATGATTACTGATTGGCCTTCGGTAAATTCATGAATGCCTACTGTTTCAAAGTAAGCAATATTGCTTTCAAGTTTAACGCGCTCGATTGGTGCTTCAAAAGATACAAGCATTGGCAGAATTGTATTTTCAGAAGCGTCAATTATGTCTTCTAAATACGCGTCATTGTATAGGGATGACGATACGCCAAGTATGCTCCGCAGTTGAGCCGCAGTTACAATGCTTGGCATATCGTTCCCTTCTTTCGACCTACTGCCTAGCCACGAGAGCCAGGCTAGGCATGATTAGACTGATTGGTTAAGTGTGAATGCTCCGCCAGCGGTTAAGGTCGCGGTTGCGCCATATCCGTAATAGCCGACTTCTACTTGACCTGTGCCTACGATATTGGTGCGTAGCTGAAGTGGTCCTGCACCTTCGTACCATACGAATGAATCGCGATTTACCATGATGATTGAATCATCGCCAGTACCAGTAATGAATGGATCGACATAAACTGGCAATCCCATAACTGTACCTGCTGGTGATCCTGGTTCGATTGAACCAAGTGCATTGGTTGGTGATCCAGCGACATTGAATAATGGTCGCTTGCTTGAATCGGTTAGTGCAATCAAAGCACCCCATTGATCTGGAGTTACAACGATTCCAGTTGGGAAGCGCTTGGTTGCATTGTAGATTGAAGCTGCGCCGCGAGAAATAAATCCTGCGAACTCATCTCCATCGAATGGAAGCGTAATTACTGTTGAATCAAGTGTGCCTGCTTGGATTGCAGTTGCGACTGCGGTATCAGTTGCCTTTGCATAAGCATTTGCCATCAAGCGGACTAATTCATCAAAGAATGCTGGTGAAGTACGATCTAGAACTTCAACATCGAACTTCTGCATACCTGCATACTTTTTAACTGAAACTGATAGGTACTCAATTTCAACCTGTGTATCAGAGAATGCGCCCTTTTCAGCTGCTTCTGCAACTGTTGGAGCGGTCTTAACGCGTGGGATTTCAAAAGTCATACCAGCAGCAGGCAAAGTTGCGGTACGGATTGCTGAAATCGATGGGCGTACATTTGTGGTCTTTGGATCCCAGATTGTTGAAAGCTGTGGAGTTGGAACTAAGCCTGCAACTTCTGTGGTGGTGGTGTCGGATGCTGCTTGTACATATTGGCGAGAAGTATCATCACCTAGAGCAGCACGAACTGAATGCTCCAAGTAAGATGCTGGTGAATTGATTGGTGAGCGCAGTTTGGTATATGCAACTGGTGCAGATGCCACAACTGTTGGCTCTACCTGTGCAGCTTCTACCGCTTCATCGGCAGGAGCTGGAACGGTAGTGTCGGACACTGGTTCTCCTTCGGTTGGTTTATCTGAAGCTTCTTTTACTTCAGAATTATTTGGATGTGAATCGCTTGGTACTTCCGTAGCAGCGACTTTTTCAACGCGAGCAGATTGGATTGCTGGCTCGGTTACTAATGAAACTTCCTGGATGCGAGCGGCGGTAATTTGCATTACGCCATTGACTACTTCATAGTCCTCAATAAACGCTCCAACACTAAAGCCATCTCTTAGACCCTCTGATGCCTCTAGCAGACTATCATCACCAGCGATTGTGCCAGCAACCTTAAATGTGGCATCGATGCCTTCATCATGGATTGAGTAAGTTAGAAGCTTACCAATCGGCCGAGTACGATCATGCTCAAGTAAAAGTTTTGTGGTTTTGTTAAACTTCAATGAATCAGCCGCGAAAATAGTCGGCCCCACTGAAGTATTGCCCTTCTCGCCAAAAGTTACGATGCGACCCGATAATGTGCGAGCCTCTGCATCTGTGGCGGTGAGATTAACCGAGAAATTTAGTTTCATCGAATTAAGTCCTCTGCTTCCTGGATTTGCTCAACGCTCATCGCGCCAAGTTGATTGAGTATCTGATAAACCTGTGCGCGCTCGAGTGCTGATCCGCGTAGGAAATCGTCTAAGTCAAATCTGGTTTCGGTATTTAGCGTTGCAAAATCTGGCATGGAGAGCCTTTGCTCTATCGGCACTAGAATATTGCGAACGCTAAAATCAATTAAAGCCTTACGCTCTGAAACCGAGTTTGAATAGGTCATCGATGTAGTTTCAGACGATAAGAAATAAGCAGGAATACCTGTTGCTCTAGCCAATTCGAGCGATACATATTGGCGAGCTTCATTTAATTGTAATTTGCTAGGATCGATACCCAAAACCTGCAAATCAATATCTGCATTTAAGAACGCAGTCGAATTGGTCTTGCGAGATTGATTCCAGGATGATAAAAGTTTGGTAATTCGCTCTGCGGTTAGATTTGTACCATTTGACTTTAATGCCATTGTAGGTACTGGTGATTGTGCAAATGCTTCTGCTGCTCTTTCAAGCGCGATAGCTGCGCGAATTGTGCGACCAGCGCGAGCCAATAAGCCTTCATCCATTCCGTAGAATGTAATGATCGAACCAACGCCTGATGCTGGTGCGATTTTGCCATCTAATTGATAGGCAATGATTTCGGTTGAATCAGCATTATATTTTGGAGTAACGCGAGTTGGTTCTACGCGAGTGTAATCAGCGATGCGGCCATCTGAATACAAAGCATTAACGACTGCATAAGTCACGCCATAAAATAATAAATCTTCTGCTTGCCATACGCGGACATACGAGCCTGGTACGCGTTGATCAGGTTGATTGATTACTCGTAGTGGCTCAATATGCGCACCAGTGATTTTATTATACTGCTCTAATGGCAAAGATGCCACGATTCCGCAGATAATGTTGCGAGCGCGAGCGATTGACGGAACGCTCATTGCAGTATTGCGATCTACTGAATAAAGTGGAGTTAAATAAAATGTATCTGGGTTATTAACTGGCACACTAGCTGCATCAACGATATTTGTTGGTTCAGGTGCGCGTAAAATAAAATTATCTAAGAAGCCCATTAGCGTAAATTATAGGCTAAGTCAAGTTATTCTACAAATATGTCTATTTCGGACTGTGAGCGTGTCGCATAACTTGATACCATGCTGGTAGCAACCGCAGCTGCGATTGTGGCATTACTGACTTTCCTACCCATGATCCAACCCCCATCGCCTTGTGGCAATTTAACTGCCGATAAGACTTGTCGGGTTAATTCTGGTTGGTTTGTATGAACCAAACGCTTTGAAGCGACCGCACTAAGCATCATGTCGCAGGCTTGCGCGTAATCGATACCATCTATCGGCTCTGTCTGTATTCCAGCAGGTTTTAATCTTGCAGCTACTGCGCCTGAAGTCCTGGCGGAGTAAGCGACCACTTGGGTATTGAATTTCTTAACCCAATCGGCAATCTCATTAGCTAACTGGCGATCATCTAAGGTTTTTTCATTTGTCCAGGTTGAAAGTAATGCAACCTTGAAATGCCCCTCGTTACCTTCGATTTTCTGACCAGCGACCAATGCTGCCGACCTTCGATCGGGAGTTAAGTCGATAGCCATCCAAGTATCTGCTTCAGTATCAAGCTTTGCGTCACCTCTGCCGCAGGCTTGCCACAATGACGGATCAAATACTGGATTACTTGTCGTTACCCAAGTGGTCAATACTTCGGTGCGAATTGTAGTTTCATCATCCGACAAAACCGCTCTGATATTGTCGGGATCAATGGTGTGTCCTAGCGATGGGTTAGCCATAGCGATTGATTCCCAGAATTTAGGATTATCAGCATCGATTGGACAATCTGGCAAACCTGACCATTCAAAATAGCCAAGTCCGTCAGATTTACCCATAGCGATGTTTGCTAAGGCTTGTTCGCGTATTCTGTTGAGAATTATTGAATGCTGGTCACCTGCCGATGAATAAAGCCATAATTGGGGATTCTTAGCCGACATTTGCGCATAACGCATCGATGACCAGACATCCTCATCGTAATACTCGCGGACTTCATCCATATGCACGACATCGACCGCAGCTATGCCGCGAGCGCTTCCGTTATTTGCTCGAATCAAATACCGAGCGCCATTGCGCAAGCGCAACTCTTGAGAACCTTTAGATTCTATTTTCTTGACTAACTCACCTTGAAGCTTCGGGCTTGAATCTATGATTTCAAATATCTTGTAAAAGATTTCAGATGAAGTGGTTAATTTGTGAGCAGTACCGACTTGCATTTTTTCATCCCATAGAAACATCCCGGTGAGAATGCGTAAAGCCATGAATGTACTTTTGCCATTCTGGCGCGAGATTGTTAAGCAGTTAATCTTGTTGATCCATTTACCAGTTTGCGGATCGTACTTGTGAGCATGTTCAGCCAACCATTGTTGCCAGGGAAGCAATGGCCAACCAATCTCCTCGCAGAAATCGACCATTTCTTTACCTTTTGACGGAAAATCATTCAAGGGTGTCGAAATTCGGGGTGTTAAAACCCCCTGCCTGCCGAAATTAGGCTGGAATGGGTCTATCTTGACCAAATCAGTCATGACTAGGTTTAACCTGCCTGAAAATGGTCTATACGCGTGTTTTCGGGCATAAAAAGACCATGAGGGGTCGGTGGTGTCGGTGCGCTCTCAAAAAACCTACCCCCCTTGCGTGAATTGCACTTAGAACACGCGCTCAATAAATTATCTAAGCTATCGTCACCGCCCAGTCTGCGTGGTACGACATGATCGACTGTGTTGGCATGACTACCGCAGTAATAACATAGATAATTATCCCGAGCCAATACTCTCTGGCGTATCTGCCTCCATCGGTAGGTAGAGCCATTGGCTCTCAATGCTGATTGCTTACTCATTTGTCTGTTGAATAGAACCCTTTGCCTTTGAATGCAACACCTACTGGTGTGTATATCCTAGCCATATCACCATTACATATCTGGCATTTAGGCTTTGGTAATTGCTCTTTGATACTGATAATAATCTCTTGCGTGATACCACAGCATCTAAACTCATAAGTAGCCATTACCACCAATAATTCCTTTTCCAGAAAGCCCAAGCTTTGCATACACCACCATAGCGATGGAAAGCATATTCTACTGCTTTTTCTATCTGCTTATTAGGATGCATATCTTTGAATATAGGATTCATAAATTGAAATGCACCACTAGCACCACTAGATCGATTAACTGCATTCCATCTAATGTTAGATTCGCGTTTAGCGATACGCCATAAGCAGCTTGATTCTTGAAAACCGATAATCTTTATGGAATATACAAATGGATCAATATCTTTTACAACAATCTTTTGAGCCTCTGATGTCGGCTGCGCTAGACATAGAGATCCCACCAACGCTAGGGCTACCCCCCGAGCTAACCCCTGCGGGCTCGGGGTGAGCCTTTTGTAGGCTCTAGCCATTAGCGTAGCATGCAAGTCAAATCCTTGCGTGTTTTTGCACCTTGCAACGGCGTGTCTAAATTGACCACCAGCCTTGTTGGACTTGTTTGCCCTCTTTAACCCAGTCTTGTCTTTGTTTGGCAATTAAACTCCAATCGGTTTCATGGGTAGGTTTTGTACAAAACTCACAATATTTTGTACCAAGTATTTGATAGATATGAATGCAATTATCCATTATGCATAAGAGCGCATACCGCACAAGCTCTTGAAATGATTGTCCATGATCCGCAACCTTTACACCTTGCAATATCCTCGCTCGGCACTTTGTCCTCGAGTAGCGGTATCATGTCGCCTAGTCGTGCTATAAACACATAATCCTCTGGGTTCTCACCTTGACCATTGCAGCGCATGACTATAAATTTTAATTTGCCATCATCACGCTTTTTTTGTTGGTCTATCCATGCCTTTGGCTGAAATGCTGCTCTGGCTTTGACCTCAATATCAAACGGCGTTCCAAGCACATCGCTCCCACTAGCCCCACTATTTACCGCCCTAGCAGCTTCCCAATACTGCTGGAAATAGTTGGCTACAACATGCTCGGTTCGCCGCCCTCGAACCTTACGACTTTGATTAGGCATTGTCTAGCTCTGGTTCTTTGCATGGCATTTAGAACATTCCCAAATCTTTGTCGCATCATCAGATCCGCCGACATTCTTTAGGTCGCTTTCAGGCTTTGGCTCATTGCACATATCGCAGATCTCAATCTTTTCTGCTGGATGCATCGGTTGGGGTTCGCCTAAATAAATGATTGTGCCATCTGGTCTATGAATCTCGATGTATCCCATCAGCCTAACTCCTTTATTTGAACCTTTGGCTTTTGTGGTATCCATCGACCAGATTTGTCTAACTCATACCAAATCGGGTCGCATTTGTCGTTTGACCAAACATTGCAGGTATAACCATGATAAGGCTTATTGGTCTTACCAATGCCTTCTTTAAGGGTCATAGCGCCATGCTTACACATCGGTATTTTTTCTGGCACTATCCCATCATTTAGAGCTGCTACTGCTTCATTTACTGGTATTGGCATCTCTTTTGGCTCGGTAGTCCAAGGATCGCTTGGCTTCTCGACTTTAATTATCCGTTCTCTTGAAGCTTTGCTCATTTCCTCCCGAGAAGGTCTTTTACCTCTTGTCGCGTAACCGCAATTCGCCAAAGCGCGCCCGATAGCAGAAGTTTCGCAATTCTCAAGCGCGTTTGTGGCATTAACGCCCCTATCGGTAATTGTTTCAAAAGCCAGTCCAGATGCCCAATATCGCTGGTCAGCCTCAGTTCTATAAAGTCGAGCCATGACGATAAATCGGTTGGTTGCTGCTTCGATAAGCTCGGTTTCAATTCGCCCATCTGGATACTCCTTCCAAAACTTTAATAATCGATCCTCGACTGTTTCATAGCCATCCAAAAAGTTAGAGCCCAAGACTGTTCCTTTCTACCATTTTTTCAACATCTTCTTTTTTATATTTAAAATTAAATGCAAATTGCGCTAATTGGACTAAATAAGCTATCCGAACTCGCTTTGCATCTTGGTGCATTTTTAGTAATTTCTTAAATGCTTGTTCTTCATCCATTAGATTTCATCCTTCGGTGTCTTCATTAGCGCGGCTGCTTCTGCAAGGTAGCAGATGGCATCGATATAGTTGTCCAAGTGATTTGGACTTTGATATATCCTTGCGAGTTTGGTTGCCACCATATCCAAGCACCATTGCTCTGGTGTTCGGCGTTCCTCATGGATAAGTGTTTGCAAGCTTGCAGTTCGGTAACTTGTAATGTGAAATTCCCCGTATTTGTTCTCACGCTGCAAGAGTATGTCGTGAGCCTCATTGAGCACATCATTCGCCTGCATAACGCAGCGCCTTCTGCTCGCCAACGCTCTTGCCTCTGTAATACCATTCGGTCTTGGCATCCTTATAGCCTTTGATCCAACCGAGTATAAAGAAATAGCCGCCAATCGCTATTGCAGCTAACCATTGTAGATAATCCATTGTTGCCCTCGTTTTCTGTGCTCTTTGCACATCCGTAGGGTGGCACTTCTATCAGCCATATACGACATCAGCCTTCGGCGTGTCTTATAACGATTTAGTAATAATGCTTTCCGTAGATTGTAAATGACCCATCCTGATTGAC